GTTCGGGATCTCCAGCGTCAACGGCGTTTGCGTGATGCGGAACATGTCGACCGTCCGCACGCGCGCGGTGAACCAGTCGCCCTCGACGCGCCAGGCGCCCAGCTCGGCGGCGCGCTGATAGCCCAGGCGCACCGTCGCCTCCACGCCCTCGATCACGATCCGATGCAGCGACCCGGTCACCGCCACGATTGCGACCCTACGGCGCCACGCCTGCCACCCACGCCGTGCCGTCCCAGTGCGCCGCGCTGCCATCGCCCAGGACGACATACTGCCCGGTGGTCCAGGCGGTCGCGGGACTCGCGGTGATGCCCGTCATCGCGGCGAGGTTCGCGGGTGCCATCGCGCCCGCGGGCGTGAACTTGCCCGGGGACGCGACGCCGTTGGCGCCGGTCGCGGCGACCTGCGACGTGCGCGCCCACGCGCCGTTGGCGACGAAGGTCGCGTCGATGGTGACCGCGCTCGTCACGCCGCCCTTGATCGACGCATCCAACCACGCCGGGCCTTCCCAGCCCTGCGCCGAGGTCGCGCTCGGCCAGAACGCGAGGTAGCAGCCGACGAGCGAGTCCGACGCGTCGAAGATCGCATCGGTCAACCGATCCCAGAACGCGGTGAAGGACCCGGACAGGTCCTTCAAACCCACCACGTATCGCTTGTTGGCGTCCCCGAGGGCGGTCGTCTCGACCTTGTCGGTCGCCATGTTTAGCGTCCAATCCGAGATGTTGCCGATGGCAACCCACGGATCTGCGGGGAGCATTTTCATTGCGACAATCCCTTCCTTGCCGTGAGTCCCGGGATTGTTGACAGGCGGTGCAGGTGCAGGCATGGACGTGTCTCCTTGTGAATCGGTTGGAAATACTCAGGGTGTGACGTCGAACCCGAGTCGCTCGACGAACGCGATCAGGTCGTCGTTCATCGCGCGGCGGTTGTCAATCGCGCGGGGAATAAACACATTGCCCGCGGGCATTCGTCCGGTGTTCTTGCCGTTCCGCCACCGGCGCGGGCCAGTGCCCTTCTCGAAAATGTTCGCGTGCTTCGCGCGGCTGACGACGCGCGCCGACGCGCTGACGGCATCGTTGCGCAGCGTGACCGAGACGCCGCCTTGCAGGGCGCCGGTGCGATACGGATAAGCGGCGGTGATCTGCGCCGCCGCTGCCGACGCATGGGCGTGCACAATCGGCGTCGCCTCGCTGACCAGCTGCGCGGGCAACTGCTTGAGTGCCGCACGGAGTTCGTCGAGGCCGTCAAACTTCACTGCCATGTCGCCCCACCACTTCTGCGCACAGGAGCACGAGCTCCACGTGCCGCTGATCGACGTCGTTCAGGCTTTGCACCTGCAGCGCGCGCCCTTCGAACCGCACCCGCGTTTCGAGGTTGATCCCCGGGTGATAGCGCCCGCGGAGCACATGCGCGGTGACCCCGTCGACGACCGATCCGCTGGCCGACTGAATCGCGCACGCCCACGTCGGCGGGTCGAGCGGACCCTCCGGGGACTCCAACGTCACGAGATGCCGGTAGGCGCCGATGGCTGTCATCACGCCAACGCCGGGTCCCGCGACCGCCGACAGAGATTCGCAATCGCGGACCACACGCGATCATCGTTGTCGCTGTCGGCGCCGAATTCGTCGCCGCGGTGCTCGTAGAAATGCGCAAGGAGGAGCAGCACCGCCGCCTGGAGCCACAGCGGGACCGTCGAGGGCGTCCACGTCGGGTCGTTCCGTTCCTTGAGGTAATCGCGGATCGTCGCACTCGCGCGCGCCAGGGTGTCGGTGATCTCCACGTCGTAAGCCGGGTCGGTCACGCGGAGGTGCCGTTTCGCAGCATCCAGCGTCACGAGCACCGGATCGGTCGACGCCGTGAGTGCGGCGACCGCCACCGCGCCCGCGGGGAGGAAGAACGCTTCCGCGGCGCCAACCGGGAGTGGCGAGGCACTCGCCTCCAGCCGGGCGACCGGGATCTCGACATAGCCCTTCCGCGCCGTGGCGCGGGCGGTCATGACGAGGGACACATAGATCGCCGCGTTCGCGCGCGCCTGCAGCACGATCCCGGTGCCCGCGGGATACGCGAGGATCGGGCGACTCGCATCGAGGCCGTCGGCGGTGAGATTCGCGATCCACACCCGGGTCGCGGTCGTGTAGGGCGGCGGCGCGTCGAGCGCAATCTCCCCGCTGACGACGCGTTCGTCGAGCGCCGGCGAAAACGTGAACGGCCAGGACATCATTTGACCCACCGATCCCGACCGCGCTTGACCGCCAGGGTCCAGTCCGCCGCCGTCGCCGCCTCGCCCGGGCGCGCGGTCGTGTCGCTGTTCGCGTGCCACATTGACCCGTCGACCGTCACCAGATCGCCGCGCTCGTAGAGATGCCCCGGCACAAACACGCCCCGATAGATCGGCGTCGGGATCTTGATCACCTGCTCCCCGCTGCGCTCCCCGCGCGCCCACCGATGCGTGAGCGTGCGGTCGCCGTCATAGCGGACCTCGTAGTCGTCGAACCCGAGACCGTCCGCCCCAGCGGGACCAGGCGGGCCTGGGACCGGCGCCCGGGCGTCCAGGCTGGCGACCCGTTCCCGGGTGCCCTGCACATCGGCCACGAGCGGTTCGAGCGCGCGCAGGCGCGCCAGGACCGGCGCGAGGGCGGCGCGCACGACGGCCTCGATCACATCGGCCACGGCCTGGGCTTGGGCGTCCGGGTCAGCCATTGGCGACGGCACTCCAGTCCTTCTGCAGCAACGCGAGGGCGACCGATTCGAGGCGCGCCCCAGCGACGAGCTCGGGCGGCGCCGCCTCCGGCGCGGCGGCGGCGGGCGCGGCGGTCGGTTTCGAGAACGGCTGATCCTGATCGCGTTCATCGAGCGCCGACAGCGAGTAGTTCTGTTGTTGCATGTAAGGCGTGTCGCCGCCCTTCACGCTGCCGAGGCCGAAATACTTCTTGCGCGCTTCGTTCGGCGCCATCGCGCCCGATCCGATGGCGTCCGCCGCCGCCTTCGTCTTCGTCGCGGTGTCCATCCAGATCAGGTCATCGACGTCGAACTCGGTGCCGTATTTCGTGCCGTCCAACCCGAGGCCGTCGTCGAGCACCTGCTCCGCGGACGTGAGGTGCGATTGGATGCACTGCGCGTGGTATTGCTGCAACATCGGTTCGACATTGGCGAACGGCGGCGGCGGGCCGACGCCGATCATGAACGCGGGGACGTGGAAGCAGGAGCAGATCGTCTCCGCGGTCCAATTCAGTTGTTCGATCAGCTTCGAGTCCGCCGCGGTGACGGTCATCGGCTCGTAGTGCAGCCCGTCGCCCAGGACCGCCACCTTGCCGACGTTGTCGCCGGTGAAGTTCTGATCCCAATACTCCTTGAGGCGTTTCGCGGTGTCGTCCGCAATCGCGCCGGGCGCGGTCAGCACGCCACCGGGATTGGCGCCGCCCGCGAAAAACTTGTTGCTGGTCTGTTGCATCGTCAACCCCTGCAACGCCGACAGCCCGCACGCATACAGCGGACTCGTGCCGATCAGGGGATGAAAGAGCGGGACGCACTTGTCGTGGAAGATCTCGGACGCGGGCACCACGACGCGCCCGTCCCCGAGGGCGCCGAGGCCCACCAGATCATCGCGACGGAGCTCGTAATAGACGCCGCCGTCCGGGGAGATCAACGGGGTGACGCGCGTCGGGTCGAGCACATACATCGCGCGGACGAGGCCTGCGCCGTCGCGTTCCTTGAGTGCGTAGGTGTTGCCGTGGACGAGCTTCGAGGTCATCCACTGCTCGATGAACGTGAGGATCGTCTGGTAGCGGTTCGGCTTGCGCAGCACGGGCGACCACGCCGAGTTCGTCGCCTCCGACCAGATCCCTTCGTCGTCCTGTTGGACCAGGCGCAACCGGAGCTTGGCCACGTCGCGCGCGATCAGGGTCACGCAGGAGAACACCGCCGTGTTGCTGAGCGCGGTCTGCCCGGGGATCTCGGCGTTCTGTTGCCACGCACCCTGGAACGGCTCCCGGATGATCGGATACCACCCACCGCGCCCGACGCGCCCGCTGACCGGGCGCAGTCCCGCCGCCTTCTGCGCGATGAGGTCGTAACCGAACACCCGGAGTTGCATGGGGCACCCACGCGCCGCGGGGCGCCGTGCCGAGGCACGACGCGCCCGCGGCGACGGGGACTAGGGCGTGACGACGCCGGGACTGTAGACGGCGCCGGTCAGGTAGTAAACGGCGGTCGGGCGTGACTTCTTCCAGTTGATAAACCGCTCGGCGCGGAGGCCGACGAGGTTGTCCTGCCACAACGAGGACCACACCGTCGTCGCGGGATCAGCGGGTGACACCGGCGCGTCGTTCATCTGGATCGAGGCCTCGCGGGAGACGTCGATACTGACGCCGCCGTCGTCCGCGAACAGCACATACTCGGGCGCGATGCCGATGATCTTGTCCCCGACCGTGTTGCTGGCGACGATGGTCACGCCGTTCGTGCTGCCGCCCGCGGGACCGATGCCCGGGAACATCCGCACGCCGAGCGCGTTGGTGCCAAAGCCCATGTTGAACGCGTTGACCTCCGACATCAGGATCGTCAGATTCGTCAACCCGACTTGGTTGCCCGAGAAGTAACCGACAATCGCGGCGAGGTCCTG